TAATTAATTAATTAATACCTCAAATAAATCTATAATATACTAGTCTAGTATACTGGGTATCATTTTTTTTCTTATATTTGTTCCACAAATCACAATAATGTTCCACATTAACATATTTATTTAAAAATAGATTATGAGAATAAGAAACCCTAAAGGTATATATAAATTAACATGTAGCAAATGTGATAAACCAATTGAAAATGAGTTAGTTGGGAGACAAAGATATTGTAGAAAATGTAAAGCAGAGAATACAAAACTACATAGAAAAAATTATAGTGAACTGTCAGAAGAAGAGAAAATGAAATCGAATGCCAGAGCTTACTTACATGTCTATGTAAAAAGGGGAAAATTAACCAAACTTCCTTGTAGTATTTGTGGTGATGAAAAAAGTGAAGCCCATCATACCGATTATAATAAACCAATTGATGTTATATGGTATTGTAGAAAATGTCATATGGAACAACACAAATTAAAAAAGGGGATGTTTTAACACCCCCCTTTATTCTTTTTAATATTCTTCCAAATTATGCATTTTCGAATGATGCACCCGTTGGTGTAATAACAAATTCCAAATCTATAAACTCTAAAGAACGAGTAGGTTGGATGTAGATTTTACCACTCAACAAATTATTATCCAAGTCAGAAGGATCACTAGATACCGTTACACGGAAATCTGTTAAACCTCTTTCCTTTTGTATTTGGGTTAAAATTGGATTTACTAATCTTAAGAATTCTTGTCTAACTGTATCGTCATTTTGTTCAAATAACAATCTTACAGCTACTGCAGATATTAATAATCTAGCTTGTAATAACAATCTTCTTACATTTAATCTGTTCAAAGCTGAATCCCTAATTTGTAAAGTTTTATTACCAAAAATAATTGTACCTGTATCAGAAAATGTTGCAATTGGGTTAATTGCGTTAGTGTAAAGTAAATCTCTATCACTTTGTGTCAATTTGAAAGCTGCTTTTTTAGAATTTACTAAACCTCTAGTATAACCAGCTGACGCAAACCAAGGATATGCAACATTATCGGTTAATGCTATATTTCTTACAACTTCACCTGTTGGTGGAATATAAATTTGTGTAGAATTATAAGTATCCAACACTTGAATCCAAGGGAAATAAATTGCTGAATAATTACTATCATACCCTATTTTTTGGTAAGCTGAAATAACTTGTTGTGAAGTATTATAATTTGGTGAATTAATAATATAGATAGAGTCTGCTCTATCTACTTCAATCATGTCAATTGTCAAAGTTGTTAATGAAGAATGATCATTGAAATTCAAACCAGGAGTTGCAAACACATTAATGGCAACTGCTTCAGGGTTTGCAAAAGTTTGAATACCCTTGTAATAAGCGTAGTAATCAGAGTTGCCTATTCTAGAACTGAATACACCACCGTTATTTGTATTACAAGCGGTATACAATGGTTTACCAAAGATATAACCATCTGTATTAGTTCTTGATTGTCTGTAAATATCCCAACCATCAAACCCACCACATACTGCAAAAGTAAATTTACAATAACTTTTATTAGTTAGAGGGTTATTGGTACCTGATTGACCTTCCAAATCATATGGAGTAGTTTCAAATAGATAGTTACCATCTGTATCAGTAATACTTGATGCATTTACTGACAAGTGGAAACCTTTCGTTTGTTGTCCAGCAGATTTTCCTTTATATTGAAATAAACTATTATCATAAGATGTAGGTTGAGCCGAAGTTGCTGAAGAGAATAGACCTAAAGTAACTTTTCTCAAAATATCACCACTTGAAATATTAGGACTACCATCAGGATTATAAGAATACACATCACCTGCATTGAAGTATTCTGTTTTATACATTACACTACCAGTTTTACCTGTTGCATCACTACCATCATTGTTATAACCTGAGAAAGTGTTATTAGCAACAAATCCTTGGAATCCAGCAGGAAACGCATCTGATGGTGCATTAGAGTCTAAACTAATCATAATATAGTTGGACTTTAATGGGAAATTACCATCTGAAGTACCAATTTTTAATCCAATATATGTAGTTAAACTTGGATCCATATTACATCTTGTCCAAGATTCTAAAACCACCTGATTATCATCAGTATCGTTAAAATCACGAACAATTAAGTCGAAGTCACCAGTAGAAACATTAACATTCTGTATAGTTATCTTGATTTGATAGTTTGCAGAATCACCATCCGCGATTGGTAATACTTGGAACAAATTGTGAACCACACCACCTCTTGCTTCTGAAACAACAAATGGAGAAACTGGTTTAATATATTCAGTTAAGAAATCATCTTTACTATCTCCATCATCAATATGTTGATAAGTATTCATATCCAAACCTCTAACAAAACCTTGTTCATATGCATCTACTAAGAAATTATCATAAATTTCATAAACATATAATGGGAAAGTGGAATAAGATTTATCAAAAGGGGCAACACCTAAAACTTTTGAAGCATATTGACTACTTGAACTGTCCATTGATAACGTAAAAGAAGTTCCACCTGATAAAGTTGAACCTGTTACATTTAATGTAAATTCCGCAAAAGGATTAACCTCGATGTTATTAGATGAAGTTGTCACTACATTTTGAAAAGCAGTATCACCTGCAACCTCAAGATCTAATGTATTTGTATTGTCATAATGACCTCTAGATCTTAAAGACAAAACTACGTTACCAGCATAATCACTATTAAGTTCAGCAGGGTACTTAAATCTTTCAACATTAAATGTGTTACCAGTATTGTTGTAAACAAAAATATAAGAATAAACACCATCGATTGTTGAATCGCTAGCACCCGATTGATGATAATAAACATTATACCATTCTTTGTTATTATAATTGTTTACTGTGAAATTACCTGCAACAGGACCTTTCACTTCTGCTCCTGACTGTGAATTTACAATAGTACTTGGAACTAAACCAATTGTGAACCATTTACCATTATCTGATGATGTATAACCGCTTGCAATTTGATAGATGTAATCTGTTACACTTAAACCATTATAAGCTGTTTTATCTGATAGTTCATTATAAATTGAACTAGATTGTTCGTGGTTTATTGTATCTGCACTGAAAGTAATACCTGTAGTTGTTGTGTATGTTGTTTTATCAACAATCACACCACCTAAAGTCTTGATTGAAAAAGTATTATATGGTTTATAACCAGTTAAACCAAGAACTCTCGTTACGAATAATTGATTAGATTCTTGTAAGTATGAGTTAGCTACATAAGGTAGTTCATAAGACGGATTACCATTACCATCTAACATTGGATTAGTTGAACCAAAAGTTGATTGAAAACTATCCCATGATTGAATTAGAATAGGTTCGAAAGCTGGTCCCATCATTGTTTCACCCGCTAAACCTAGTGTCGTTACTCCGACACTTTGAGCTACATAGGTCAAATCTACCTCAGATGTGTAAACACCTGGTGAGACAAATGTGTTGTTTGAAGTTGCCATTGATTGTATTTAATTTAAAATTTTTATTTCTTATTCAATAAATATCTTTATTTTATTCAAAGATTTCCGTATCTTCAATATAAAAGATAAAAAAGTATCTTTTTCTATCTAACAATGAAAAATGAGATGAAAAATGTTAAAATCAGTAAAAAACATCATGAAATGATTAAAAACTACTGTGACGAAAAAGGACTCAAAATATACAAGGTTATACAAAAATGGATTGAAGATAGCTGTAAACCTAAAAAGAAAGATATCTATGGAGAATAATTAAAAAGAATATTTTATTGAAACAGTGGATGGTATATCTAATGTATCATTAAAAGTAACAGTATTTTTATTAATTGTAAAAAATCCAACAGATGTGTTATTGTCTAAACCGTTAATATTAACACTAATTACTCCTTTAATTAAATTAGTGACAGTAAAAGAAGTAGTTCCTCCCGTATAAATAAAATTTTCAATATCTATTTGAAATATTTTACTATTTGGTAATTGTAGATTGGTTTGAGTAATATCGGTTATAACGTTTGGCATATTAATATAAATATATAATACCTATTTTTGAACCGATTACAGGATTGTAACTCATTGTTATTAAATTGTTCCCCAAAATTTGAAAACCTGAATTTTGAATTTCAGTTAAACCATTGACATCCACACTAATAATTTCTAGTAAAGGATTTTTAATAATAAATTCAGGAGTACCTCCAGTGTATGTATAATAATCCTTACCCACATTTATAATTTTACCAAATGGATCCATTAATACAGTACTAAAACTTTTAATATAAACAACTGAAACTACGGAACCTTCAATTGGAGATTCGGAAAAAACAATTCTTGATGTTCCGTTTATAAAGTAATAGTCAATATTTTGTTCCTGAGTTAGACCATTAATTTTTACATAAAGTAAAATTCCAATATTTTCATTTACATTGAAAACAGTGTCATGTCCATCGGCACTAAAATTAACAGTTATAATGTCCAAATTGGCAATTTGGTTGACTGTTTTACTCGGTTGGTCATTCGGTACTTCAGTAAAAATTAAAGTTCTACTAATAGCAGGAGTAACCTCGAACTTCTCAGGATCCAACAAATAACCTAATAATGAAAACTTATAAGTTTGTACGTAAAATCTACGACCTTCAACAGTATTGATAGGTGAACTATCTGTAATACTATCTAACATAATTGGAATATAATGGCCATTAATAACTTGATAATCCTGCATACTTGTAAGATTTTCAAGAACGCTTTTATTCATTGAATTTAAATCCCTAAATTTAGAACATATAATTGTCACATCATATTTTATGTCAACTGGTGTTGGTTGAGGGATTTTATAAACATCAGCACCTAACGTAGTTCCATTCCAATTTTGTACTGCGGCATAATACCAAAGTTCATTTTGTGGTACATTAAATGCATTCGACGGATGTGTTCCATAAACAACTTCAGGATTTCTGATTATTGCAATAAAAGGAATTTCAATATTACCATCCCCATCACTAAACTGCCAGTTTTGAGTATATTCCCCCCATCTCTGAATTGTCATAATTCTTTCAATGATAGGAATTTGTTCCCCATCCGATATAATCACATAATTGGACTTGACGTAATCTAAAAACCCTCTATCCAAATCATCATGTAAAATACCTTGTGGTAATTTAGTTTGATTTGTAGTCAACATCTTCAACAACTCTTCCCTACGGTACATACCTTGGTTAGAATTGTAGACTGATAAACTTTTTTTTCTTTTTGCTGTTGCCATATTAAACTCCTCTAAATTGTACATCTTGTACAAAAGACCCTATTATTGTTCTATAATATGGTTTATATCCAAACATATTATGTTTATTATCTGAAACCACTTTACCATCATTAACTACAACATAATATCTCATTTTTGTTTCAGACTCAGCATAACCCAAATAATCACCATATCTGATATCTATTTTCAATTCGTCCAATTGTTTTTGATATGTGGAAATTGTAATATTACCTGGTTCCAAATATCTAATTAAACCATCTTTATATGTTTCGTTTTTAGGTGGATCAATTTTAACTAAACCCCTAAATTCAACAGGAGGGAAATATTTTATTTGATCTGTACCTGCTTCCAAATAAACATCATCAATATCGGTTTTTTGTCTATCAACCCTGTAAAGTACAATTTTCATATTCAAATCACCTTGTAAATATTCTTGACCCATTCTAACTTGTAAATCAAAATCATCTTGACCAAAAAACTTACTTAATCTTGTGATTGGTAATCTATTATCCATTCCAATAAATACTACAAGTTTTCATTCTTTTTGTATATATTATATATAATATGGAGACGTTAATTCCTGAAATTGAAGCAAGAAATATATTAGAAACATATGAAGGTTCGAATAATCAATTATTGGATTGGAAAAATAAATTCAAAAATCAAAAGTCTTTTAACTTAACAAGACCACAATCGGATTATGTTTTAAAATTTCATAATGTAACACCTAAGGTCGCTAGAAAATATATCGATATTGTTAGTACTTTTGGTGAAAAAATTATGGAAGATAGATTATTACCTAAAACTCCTGAGAAAATATGGTGTGAAAAATTATTATGTGAATCAGATAAAGCATTTCATATTTGGGGTAAAGTTTTAGATAATGATCCATTAATTGCAATGTGGTTACCTAAGGCCGCTATTGTTCAGGAAGAGAAAAAATTAAATCGTGTAATTGATTATTCCAAATATTCTGTTAGACCTCCGATGGACCACCAGAAAATTGCTATTGAAAAGTTATTAGCAAATAATAAGTTTATTCTCGCCGATGACATGGGTTTGGGAAAAGCATTAGAAAGTAATACTAAAATTTATACTCCAAATGGAACAAAAAAAATTGGAGAACTTACTATTGGAGATAAAGTAATTGGAAGTGATGGTAATTCATATAATGTAACAGGTGTTTTTCCACAAAAAATAAAAGATTTATACCGTGTTACATTTAATGATGGTTATTCTATTTTATGTTGTGATGAACATATTTGGACTGTTTCAACAAGAGCAAACGGTAATAATAGTAATTCAAGAAAAACATTAACAATTGATTTAACCACAAAACAATTATTAGACGATACATTACAATTAAAGAGGAATATAGGAAAAAATAATAAATTACAATCAACATATTATATTTCTAAAAATAATCAACCAAAATGGCAAATACCAATTGTTAAACCTATAAATTTTGATTATCAAAATAAACTTCCGATAAATCCTTATTTACTTGGACTATTGATAGGTGATGGAGGTATTTCAGGTAAATCAATCAGATTTAGTAACATTGATAATGAAATTATAAATTATATAAAAGAAATATTACCTGAAGATTTGGATATAAAAAAAACAAAAGGAGATAATTGTGATTATACTATTGTAACTAAAATTAGCAGTGGAAATTCTTTAATCAAAAATTTAAAAGAATTAGAATTAATGGGATGTACTTCAATTGATAAATTTATTCCTGAAATATATAAATTTAGTAGTATTGAAGATAGATTAAGTATATTACAAGGTTTGATGGATACTGATGGTACTTGTAATAAATCAAGAAAAGATAATGAATTTACAGGAACTGAATTCTGTTCGATATCTGAAAAATTAGTCGATGATGTAATTGAAATAGTACATAGTTTAGGTGGCATTGCTCGTAAATCGAGTAGAATTCCAAAATACACATACAAAGGAATAAAAAAAGAAGGAAAAATTGCATATCGTGTTAATATTAAATTACAAGGGGATATGAATCCATTCAAAATGGAAAGAAAGAAAATATTATATAATCCACCCAAAAAATATAAAGTTGGTAGATATATAAAAAATATAGAATTAGAAAGAAAGGGTGAGGCAATATGTATATCAGTTGATTCACCTGATAAACTATATGTGGCTGAACATTGTATTGTTACTCACAATACAACCTCTGCAGTTATTGCTTCGTTAGAGAGTGAAGCAAAGAAGATTCTAATTGTATGTCCAGCTTCTTTAAAAATTAACTGGGAAAGAGAAATTAAAAATTACACAGATAGAAGAGTGTTAATTGTTGAAGGTCGTAAGTGGGGATCTACTTTCGACTTCTATATAATAAACTATGACATAATTAAAAATTATCATACAACTGAAAAAAGTAAAGATAGTGAAGATTATAAACTATTAGTTCATGCAAATTTTGACTTAGCAATTGTAGATGAAGCTCATTATATCTCAAATTCTACCGCTAACAGAACAAGACTTTTGAATGATGTACTTGAAAAAATTCCTAAAGTTTGGTTATTAACAGGAACACCAATGACATCTAGACCTATTAACTATTTTAACTTATTGAAAATTGTTGATTCTCCATTAACATTAAATTGGCAGTCTTATGTCCGTAGATATTGTAAAGGTTATCAGTTCAGAGTTGGTAATCGTAAAGTTTGGAACACCAGTGGAGCTAGTAATTTAGATGAACTAAGAGAGAGAACTAAAAATATAGTACTCAGGAGAATGAAAACGGATATATTAGATCTTCCTGAAAAAATTATTACACCCGTATTTTTGGAACTGACAAGTAAAATGTACGATGAAGAGTTAGAGGAGTTTACAAGAATAACAAATGATAATAAAGACAAAGAAACTTTGAGTGTAACAATTAATCGTTTAATGAAAATTAGACAATTAATATCTTATGAAAAAATACCATCAACTTGTGAGTTAATTGATAAATGTTTAGATCAAGGTAAAAAGGTTATTGTTTTTACAAATTTCACAATGACTTTGGATATGTTAAATGAAAAATACAAAAAAAATTCAGTAGTCTTAGATGGCCGTATGAGTAAAGAAAGACGTCAGGAAGCTGTGGATAAATTTCAGAACGAAGACAAAATAAAAGTTTTTATTTCTAATATTATAGCTGGTGGTGTAGGTATCACTTTAACGGCTGCAGAAGTTGTGATTATGAATGACCTATCATTTGTTCCTGCGCATCATAGTCAAGCGGAAGATAGAGCTTACAGATATGGCCAAAAGAATAGTGTATTAGTATATTATCCCATTTTCGAAAATACAGTAGAAAAAATAATTTATAATATTCTACAAAAGAAGAAAAATATAATTGACCAAGTTATGGGTGACGGAGAATTTTCCGAATCTTTCAGCAAGGATTTAATCAAAAGTTTGCTTTAATTGTATTGATTGTATCTTGAATCATAATATTCAACTCCTCATCTTCAGGGTTAACAATGTTAATTAAAATTTTTTTAGCATCTATATCTAATCCAATAAAATTATCATCTCCTTCAGTTTTATAAGTGAATTCGAAGTCGTTTTTACCTGTAATGTGGAATAATTCGTTTAATTTATTGCTCATATTGTAAAATATAAACTATTTATTTAAAATAGTAAATTATTATGTCGTCAACAATTATATCACCCGCAGAACGTGACAAACTGTATACACAAGTTTTGAATGTATTGGGAGCACCTGTAAGAGGAATCGAATTAGCTGAAGAGCAATTAGATACCTTTTTGGAGTTATCACTTTCAGAATACGAGCAATATGTGGAAGATTGGTTAATTGAATCTCAATGGTCATCATTAAACGGATTAGACATTGATACTCAATCTTTAAGTAGAGCATTTACAACTAAAAGTTTAGATTATGAAACAAGATGGACATATGCTTATTCTAAAATTGTTGGTTTACAAGCAGGTGGTGATTGGGTTTTGAAAAAAGATTTTATTACATTAACTGCGAATACTCAAACCTATGTGATACCTGCTGGCCGTGAAATTAATGAAATGATGTGGTTCGAACGCGCGTCTTTAAGTGATTCAATTGTAGATCCATTTTTAGGGGGTTTTGGTGGTCTTGGTGGAGTAGGTTTCGGTGGAGTTGGTGGATTTGCTCAAGTGGGAGCTTCAGGTTCTTATTTTATGTTACCTGCATATGACCTTTTACTTAGAATGGGTGACAGAAATTTGAAAAACAGATTGATTGGTGGTGATATGACATATAGAATCACAGCAGGTCCTGAGGGAACTAAAATTGTACATTTATTGAATGTACCGGGTGGTAAATATGATTTTGGTTCAATACAAATGAACAACGCGCAAGTTTGGTATTGGTATTATGAAACAACTGATAGAGACACTTGTCTTGCTGAAAATAAAGATGTTGTTAAATTACCTTCAGATGTACAAACGGAACAATTAATTTGGTCTGATTTGAATAGACCATCTCAGAACTGGGTTAGAAAATATTTGATTGCTTACGCAAAAGAAGGATTAGCGAGAATATGGGGTAAGTTTTCAGGGGATTTACAAGTTCCCGATAGCTCGGTTAAATTAGATTACAATACCCTACTTACAGAAGCTAAAGACGAGAAACAAAAATTAATTGAAGAATTAATGCAAAGACTCGAAAGATTACGCCCTGATAAAATGTTAGAAAGAAAAGCGGGCGAAGCTGAGAATCTTAATAAATCTCTCAAGTTCAGAGCAATGCCCGCTCCTATACAAGTGGTTTAACTTTCTATTGCGTGAAAAGCATAATCGTGACCGTTGGTTTCAATTATCTCTTCTTCATTACTTATTGTACTTTTCTCTTGAAGAGAAACAACTTTTCTATTATGTTCAACCCAATATTGGTCAGCAAGTTCTAAACTGTTTTCAACATACATAAAGAACGGATCACGGCCCACACGATTCCAAAATAAAACTTCACTATCAGCAAGAGTCATTACTTCGTCAAATTTATCTTGACCACTCTCTTTTAATGGAAAACCATTCACTAATTGACATTGATTTTTAGTAAAATATTGTCTTTCTTGAGGATTTTCTACTAATATGCCATCTCTTATTTCAGGTTTGAATGCACATAATAAAGGTTCAATACGCTTATTAAAATTATTCAAATAACGAGCAACATTGTAATCACCTTTTAAATCAGGATTATCATTTATGTCTTTTTCAGAAATCATATAACAATTCACCTCGATGTAATTCATTGGCATCGGTTTACCATAAGCTATGTAATAATCTTCTTGTTGTTTTTTAGTCGCTTTGGTAATTTTTTGAACATCCCCTGAAGATTTTTTAACTCCATTATTAACATAATAGATAGTGTCACCTAAACCTGCAGGATAATCATTTTGAATTATTAGTTCCATATGCGCTTGACGAGACATTAATGAACCTGACTTTGTGGTTTTTTTTATGTGCTTTTTATAATCTTCAACTGATTGTTTTACACGTGCCTTGTTTGCTATTTTTGCTAATGGAATTTCTTTATTGTAAATTTTTTCTACATATGAATAATAAAGTTCAACAAAAGAATGTCCATCACCATTTAACAAATATTTTAAACCCTCATCCAAAAATTCAACAATGTATGTTTGTAATTTTTTTGATTTAATTGTATTACCTGTAAGCTTTATTTTTTCCTTTCCTTTCTTAATCATTTTAATGATGTAATTCTTTCTGGAAACATTTATACAAGCAGGTGCAATATAATCGATATCCAAGCCCATCTCATTTCTCATAAAGATATCATTGAACTCAGCTGTATCAGCTTCAATGCCTTTATATTCTTTACCACTTTCTGTTAATTCATTCGATCCCTTACCAATGTAAATATGAGTATCAATATCTTCGGGAGTTTCAAAATTCACACCATCCGTATCCATAACCAAAGGTTTATAACCTTTCTTCATAAAAAACATAATCATCATACGGAGACATTGCCTACCCACACAAGTAATAGTTTCACCCATATTCATATCACCCCAAGGAAATACGTGAGGAGCTGACAAACTTCCGAAATAAGCGTTGATGAAAATCTTGATTGGTAATTGTTTACGATCATACATTTCAGCCTCCACAGGGTTACTGTTTTTTAGTTCTCCTGCAAGTCTTTTATATTTAATACGAATATTACGGAAATATTTTAACATTGATTTTTGTACACCCATCACATCACACTCAGGAAATACATCGTAAACTAACTGTATAGATGGATAAAGAGACGCATAGTCAAACTTAACAATGTTCTTCGAGTAACCAACGTTTAATAATCTTGATAAACCACCAGTGATTGCACGTTTTTCATCTTTAGCGGGAATTGCTAAATTATTTTCATAAGACCAAGCTAACATTATAATTTTCCATAATGTAGCCGTACCCATTGTTGCAACTCTTTCGTATGTTGTTGGTACCAATTTAGAAAGTAAGAAAGTAGATTGCGAGAAACTATCATCAACGACCATAGTTTCTGTTAAGTCATCATCAAGATATTGCTCAACAATTTTTCTACCAGGCCATATTTCAAATTTACCAGGAAATTTATCTAAAAGACCTTCTGTTCCCACATCACCTATTTTTTTGTACTTTCCTGTCTTTGGATTGACATAATAGCTCTCATTATCGAGATAAATCTTAGATATTTTCCCACCATCGACATAAACACGATTAGGTTTTTCTTTTTCTAAGTACTGTGTTATATACTTTAATCCCCAAGATTTAATCTCTGAGTTTATTGCTTGAGCTCTTCTAACAGAATGTGCAATATCAATTAAATTAAAACCCCAAATAACGTGTTGTGTGTATGGTTCAACCTCATTTGCCAATTTCAACATTGCCTCTTTTTCTTTCATACCTTGTAGATTGAATATTTGAGTTAATGCTGTAACATCTACACCTAATATCTTCGCACGTTTAAGAATAAATGGCCAGTCAAAAAAAGCCGAGTTATAGCCACCTATAATTGTAGGTTTTAATTCTCTAATATATTTAAAAAACTCTTCAATACATTTTTTTTCACCATCCTCACCAAATGCAGGAATTGTTTTTTGCAGACCTTTGTTATCCTTAATTCCTATTAAAATTATAGAACAAGTTTCAGGATCCAAACCTGTCGTTTCAATATCGAATACAAATCTATGAACACCACCATAATCTTCAATACCTTTGAATAATCTTTTCCTTTTTTGAATCAAGTATTGTTCAACAGGATTCAATACAGTGAAATATTGTTTGAAATTTTCATTCCAAGGGTCTATACCTCCATATCTGAAAAAATTAATTAAATCAGTATATGTTTTAAGACTTCTAACCAAGTATTTCATACCTGCTTCTAATCTTTCGTTTCCTTGTGTTTCTAATTTATCAATAATAATTCCGTGCTCTACCATTTTCTTTTTTTGTAGAGACTTTGATTCTTTATAAAACCCTAAACCTGTTAAATCACCAACCCAAAGAAATGGGGTGAACGTATCTTGTTTAATGATTTTACCCTTATCAGGGTCTTGAATAATTTTGGAAATTATATTTGTGGGATAATCGTACTCGACCCCGACGATGTATTTTTCATCGTCTCCACCATTGAGGAATTGTTCAATAACCTCTTGAGAGATAACCTCTTGCATATTTTATTTTATTTAATGTGACGTATTAGCTTGCGATTAAATCACAATTTGCCTTGTTTACACTATTAAATATACAAAAACAAAAGGGTAAAAAAAAATTATAAAGAAATATTATTTGCCACCTCAACAATTTTTACAAAATCATCATATGCTAAAATAAAAACTTCTACATTAAACTGTTCTTCTAAAAATTTTATATGTTCTAAAACAGGTTTTGGAAAATCTTTATATAATCCTCTTATTATATAAAACTTATCCATTTTGTGTTTTATATAATATTTGAAAATTTTTTGAGGAAGTTTATCGATAACACTACCACTACTATTTTGATTAGTACAATCGGCGTAAATCTTTTTACTTACAGTTTCAATTATAAAATCAATATCACTGTTACCGCCTGATTTGAATGTGTAGTTATATTCTTTAAGAAAGTTAGAAAGTTTTTTTTCTAATTTGGCTCCGCTTACATTAATAGGATTTGTCATTTAAAATTCAATAATATTAAATTATAAATAAAATTTTTGAATTAGAAAATATTAATGTATAATTTTTCTCTAACCGGCAAAATTAAAGTACCTGTCGAATTCAAATTAGTATCTCTAAAATATATTGTTATTTTACCTTCATATTTACCCACGCGACGTGTTTGCTCACAATTGAAATTATAAACAATATAATAACTTGTTGTTGTTTGATTATATAATTCTGTCTTAGTAGTTATATAACAAGGAGCATCTAATATGAATGGTTCATTTGTAGTTGAATCTGACATTTCGAATCTGATAACAGCATTCTCTAATTGATCGTTAAATGATGACATATCATTTTTACCATCATCTATAAGTTGTAATTTTAAAATTGGTGTGGTTGAACCTTGTCTAATGAAAAATTCCATAATTTATAAATAGTTTTATGTTTGTGTTGGCGTTGGTGTCACACTATGTGTTGGTGTGTTTGTCACACTTACAGTTGGTGTAGCAGTCATTGTTGAGCTAGGTGTATGTGTTGGTGTATTTGATAATGTAATACTTGGTGTTGGTGTATTAGTATGAGTAGGTGTAACAGTTACTGTAGGTGTTGTAGTTGGTGTAATAACTACCGCACTTGAACTTGGCGTTGGAGTACTTGTAACACTTACTGTAGGTGTAAAACTATGAGTAGGGGTTATGCTTATAGTTGGTGTAGGAGTTGATGTAACCGCTACGGGTGTTGGAGTTGGAGTTGGTTCTGCACCTAAATCATAAATAGAAATTTCTAAAATATCGCTGCTACTTATTGAGACTCCCGATAATGTTAAGTTACTTTCATTAATTGATGATTGGGTTCTAATTACTGTACCATTTTTCTTTACCACGACATCGAATAAATTACCACTACTATTATCAAAAATTATATCGACAACATTAGAACCAGTACCATTAACTGACGGATGTGAATATTTACCCCCACTATTTCCACTAGCACCGCTTGGCGAATAAATTGGGAATATATTAAAATCTAAAATTTGTGAAACCCCATTAAAAGTTATGTCAGTTATACCAATGTTAGTTGTCTCTGTCGTAGAATTATTTACAATTAATGTAGTTTCTGATGGATAAACAAAATAACCATTATATGTTTGTGTATTAAATTCGAATCTTCCAATTTCTTGGAACGGTGCACATTGTTGAATATTCGCATAACAAGTTGTGCCTGTAGATTCAACATAGAATGTACTTACTGCTGTTGGGTTTATAAAAGTATAATTACCATCATCAAGAACAGGAGTGCCACCTTTCCATAATGTTGCTCTCAAGAATATTGGGTTATATCCTAAAACTGTATAATAAGTTGCGGTGTATGTAATCTCAATATTAGTGACACCACTATTTTGAATTTTAAATTCATTCAAATCAAAAAGAGCAGCTTCTGCACCTAAACCGTGATTGTCTCCACCATATATTAAATAAGGTGTATTAATTCCATCATCAGGAAATTGTGGACCACTCGATGAAGCACCACAAGTACCAACATAGTTATAGTACTCACCCCCTGATACTTGTGTAACAGGATTTACCGTATCACCACTATTACTCAACATTACAGATGGGTTAGTTATATAAGTTATAGTATCAGTATCTTGACCATCAGTGAAAAAATATTCCACTTTCATATAATCAAAATCAAACGTGAAAGGGCCATTTGTAAATGTTGGACTTGGTGTTTGTGTCGGCGTTGGTGTTACTCCTAATGTTCCCGTTGGTGTTGGTGTCGCTGATACAGCTAATGAAGAAGTAGGTGTAGGTGTATGACTAATTGTGGGAGTCATAGTAGGTGTGTGACTAATTGTTCGGGTTGGAGTATTTGTATGTGTTGGCGTAACTGTTATAGTAGG